CTTGAACAGTCCTATCCTTCTCCTTCTACCGAACAACGGATTCTTTCCAAACTGTGTGACGATCAAATGTTTATCGCACACTTGACTGACTGGGCTGATATCATCCGTCGTACTTTCTATGATGGTGGTATTGAAGAGGTTATCTCCACTCGTCGTTTGGTTCACATCGTCCGTGCATATTCAATCTTTGGTGACAAGGTGAAAGCCATTCAGGTTTGCCTCAATCGTTTTGATGACGAAACCAAGGGTGCATTCATGGATCTCTATGACAAAGTTGACGCGGATGTTGACATCAAGTCCACCGATGAGGTACAATGAGTAATGTATCCCTATATGATGAAATGACTGACGAAGAGTTTATCATGAACCACGGGGGGTATGACTATACTCCCCTCCGTATTGACAAACAGGAAACACCAGATGGAAATGTTTTCACTATGACAGTGGACAATCAAACAAACCAGAACGGCTTCTGGAAGTATCAAGAAGACAAAACACTCAAAGAAATTGAACAATATCTAACAAGTACATATCACCAACACTACACTTCTCAAGAATCCAAAACTCAAACTCTGGATTTGATTGAGAGTATCGGTGATGCCGAACCTTTCACCAGGTCCAACGCAATTAAATACCTCTCACGTTTTGGTAAGAAGGGTGGTAAGTCCAGACTTGACATCCTGAAAGCCATCCACTATTGTATTCTCCTCTACCACTTCTCTGGTCTTCACAATGAGCGCAAAGACACCTATGAAACTTTCTAGTAACACCACCAACATCCTCAAGAACTTCTCCCAGATCAACCAGTCCATCCTGATCAAACAGGGTAACAAACTGAAGACCATCTCTGTGATGAAGAACATTCTGGCTGAAGCTGAGATTGAGGAAGAGTTTGAGAAGGACTTTGCGATCTATGATCTCAACCAGTTCTTGAGTGGTCTCTCCCTGTACGATTCTCCTGATCTTGACTTCGGTGAAAGTTATCTCACCATTCGTGATGGCCGTCGTCGTGCCAAGTATTTCTTTGCAGATCCTGATGTGATCGTTTCTCCTCCTGAGAAAGAGATCTCTCTTCCTACCCGCGATGTGTGTTTCACTGTTGCAACTCAACAGTTGGACAAACTCCTCAAGGCTGCTGCAATCTATCAGGTTCCTGATCTGTCTGCAATCGGTCGCAACGGTAAGGTTGAACTGGTTGTCCGTGACAAGAAGAATGACACTTCTCACGAATTCAGTGAAGAGGTTGGTGAGACCGAAGATGAGTTCAATTTCAACTTCAAGGTTGAGAACATCAAGATCATTCCTGGTACTTATGACGTTGTGATCTCTTCCAAACTTCTTGCAGAGTTTACTAACAAGAACACCAATCTTAAATACTATATCGCCCTGGAGCCCGACTCCACTTACAACTGATGAAACACATCCTGTTTACTCTCAAAGACTGCAACCGTGAGTTGTTAGACGATGAGGAGTTTATCAGGGACACTCTGTATGTTGCGTCACGAAAGTGTAATGCACAACTGTTGGCTATGAACTCTCACAAGTTCCAACCTCAGGGTGTCACTGCCATTGCTATGTTGTCTGAAAGTCATATCAGTATTCATACTTGGCCTGAAAAGGGTATGGCTGTATGTGACATCTTTACCTGCGGGGATCACACAGATCCCCAAGTTGGTGTAGACTATATGAAGATGGTCCTGGAAGCCCAGGACATCGTTTCCAACGAATTCGTTCGTCCACTTGAGTGATTTTTGATGTCTCGTAATGATTTTCTTTGGGTCGAAAAGTATCGTCCCAAAACTATTGAAGATTGCATTCTCCCTGCATCGATTAAGAAAACCTTTCAAGAATTTCTTGATGCAGGAGAACTGCCCAATCTACTTCTTGCGGGTCCTGCTGGTGTTGGTAAAACCACAGTTGCACGGGCTCTTTGTGAACAACTTGGATGTGACTACATTGTAATTAACGGATCAGATGAAGGACGCTTTCTTGACACGGTACGGAACCAAGCCAAAAACTTTGCATCGACCGTCTCACTTTCTTCGAGCGCTAAACACAAAGTCATCATTATTGATGAGGCTGACAACACAACCCACGATGTTCAACTCCTACTACGGGCGAACATTGAGGCGTTTTATGGTAACTGTCGGTTTGTTTTCACCTGTAACTACAAGAACAAAATTATTGAACCCCTGCACTCCCGTTGTGCAGTCGTCGAGTTCTCTATCCCTGGTAAATCCAAACCGGCTATCGCTGGTAGTTTTTTCAAAAGGGTTTGCACCGTTCTGGATGCTGAAGGTGTTACATACGATCAGAAAGTTATTGCGGAACTGATCAACAAACACTTCCCCGACTGGCGTCGTGTTCTTAACGAACTACAACGGTACTCCGTTAGTGGTACAATTGACACTGCAATTCTTGCAGAGTTCTCTGATGTTAAGGTAAATGATCTCATTAAAAGTCTCAAAGAGAAGGACTTTGCGGAAGTTCGTAAGTGGGTTGTCAATAACCTCGATAATGACCCTAGTGTTCTTCTGCGCCGTGTTTATGATGCTCTTTACACAGCCGTTGAAGGTCCTTCTATTGCTGCCGCTGTTCTTATTATTGCTAAGTACCAGTATCAAATTGCCTTCGTTGCCGATCAGGAAATTAATCTTCTGGCGGCGTTGACTGAAATTATGGTTGAGTGTAACTTCAAATGATCCCCAATACCCATTGGATACGATTTACCGAGTATCACAAACTCGCTGATAAAATTGGTATGCGTGGTGCTGTTTATGGATTTGTTTGGAATGAAATAAAACCATCTTCAAGTCAGTGTCCTTCCGATCTTGAAGGGTGCGTATACATTGGAGAATCGGGTGGATTTTATTTTGACAAACAGAATGGTTACAAAGGTAAGTTGAGAACTCACCTACATAAGAGAATGACTAGTCATCACAAACCACTTACCACTGGTGAGTGTAGTGAGAGAAAGTACGAACTTTTTGTTGAGAAGTATGGATTTGGTGATGATGTTCTTAATGGAACTCTGACAAATACTCCTCTTTGGGTTGGATTTATTTGTCCACCAAAAGAAGACCCAGATCATTGTTTAAAGTCTTGGTTGATCTCTCGTGAACACTATGAGATTTATCAGTATCAACGTAAGTTCGGTCTGTCTCCCCTGATGAATATGCAGGTTGATGGTAAGGGTAAGGATCCTAATTCCTATTCTAGTCAAATGATGTTAAACTATGGATCACTAGAGGCTCATTTTGTATGATACTAAGTGAAAGTGACGCGGTTTATGCCGCAGACAAATTCATCAACTACTTTTCCAATATGGATCGTATTGATGAATATCTTCGTAATGTAAAGATTGAGAGAGTTCTCAATCGCAGCCCTCTTTCCCAGTTCTATGAGGAAGAGGATACTCATGGTATGTTCACTGCTTTTGACATGCATCCAGAGGACATGGATATTGCATGTTTTGAAGCCGTAGATTTGAAAAAGACAAGTGGAAAGGTTTCTGGTATTCGATCTCTCAGGGAGTTCAATGAGAAACTACAGATTACTACGTCGCACGCTATTGAAGACTCCGTACCAGGTAAGTCTCTCAAGTGGATGGTCGTGGAGAAGAACACCAATACGATTCTTGGTTTCTGTAGGTTTGGTTCCCCTACAATTAATTCTAGACCTCGCAACGAATGGCTTGGTCAGACTCCTGATCTGGGTATCTTCAACCGCCACGCGATCATGGGTTTTATCATCGTACCTACGCAGCCTTTTGGCTATAACTACCTGGGTGGTAAGTTACTTGCGATGTTGTGTTGTACACATGAGGTCAGGGAGATCCTGAACACTAAATATGATGCAAACATTTGTCATTTTGAAACTACATCTCTCTATGGTTCTACCAAGAGTGCGTCTCAGTATGATGGTTTGAAACCTATTATGAGATACAAAGGTCTCACTGATAGTAACTTCACACCACTTCTTCATGATCACATTTTCAAGGACTTGAACAAATGG